CAGTGTATGTATCTCCACCCATTGAAATGGTAGTGCCAAACTCTCCAGCAACGCAAGCAACAGTTGATGTCAGAGCGTCAATCAGGCTGCGATGAACAGGAACGTTTACGGTTGGGTTTGGCCCTCGCGTAACGTCAGCGGTGACGATATATGAGTACAAACCAACTTGAACAAAATCGCCAGCTCTGAACAAATACCTTGAGCTGGCAATAGACGGTAATGAGCCAAGCACCAAATTCTTGTTTGCGCTTGATGTCTGCCATTGACAGTTACCAATCTGAATTGGTGTCATATCACCCTGATATTGGATGTAGTTGACCCAACCAGTTGAGCCGAAATTTATGTACTGAGTCAAAGCCTTATCAGGAATACGCAAGCTATTTAGAACCCCGCGATTCTGCGAATACAGAAGGTAGTTCATTGGCTTGAGTTCAAACGCAAAAGGCACAACAGTCAAAATTTCTGACGTTGTAATCTTTTGGTTGCGACTGACTGTTTGACCAACAAAGCGTTGGTCATTGATGCCAACCGATTCGCTGATTGAAAGAATGGTTTGCAGACTCATATTACTTGCTCACTGGTAAAGACCGTTGGGCAGACTGATTAGCAGCCCAAATTGTCTGTTTGTTCTTTGCCAAGAATTGAGTGGCAGACTGTGTATCAATGGCACTCATGTTAGCAATGTATGGGCCGTTGTAGACGACTTGAGGCTGATTGTTCATCATGGCTCCAACCATCTTGTTTGGCATGATTGTGCCAGCGCCTTGAGGCACAAACAATTCTGGCCCTTGTTCGCCAACGTAAAACGGTTGACCAGCATCAGCAGAAGCGCCATTGGCGGCAAATGTTGGAGCAGCAGCCATTGATGGGCCACCAAAATCACCAACAGGAGCGCCGCCACCAGAAGGGCCAAAGAAGTTAAATCCTTTGAACATAGCCATCATCTGAGCTTTCATTGCAATCGAGATGAGGTCTTGGATGATGCTACGAGTCAAATCTTTGAAAGAGAGCTTGCCAGTGCGAACAAAGTTGTCGATGGCATTGCCCATGTTGTTAAACACAGATTGGTTCATGTCTTGCAGGCGCTTCAACTCCTCGCGCTGCATGATGACTGCTTCACGTTGCTTGTCAAGGTAGTTGATACGAGCGGCAGCGGCCTCTCGGTCAACGTCCTTCATGTTCTCTTGCTTGTTAAGAGTCACCAAATCTTGCTGCGTCTTCAAACGAGACAGGGCAATGTCCAAATCTTGCTGACTTGCAAGAATGTTCTCTTTGTAGACTTGCAGACGCTCACGCTCTTTTTCAATAGAGTCCTGCTCTGTCTTGGCAAGGTCTTCAAACTTTTTTCTAGACTCTTTAAAGAGGTCTTCTTTTTCTCGATTTGCCTTGGCTTCAATCTGCTTGATTCGTGCAGCCAATTCATCGGCATTGGCAGATGCCATAGCAAATCGCTCGTCAGCATTTCGCTTTGCAATCTCAGTCTTTGCAATCTCAATGTCCCGAGTTTTTGCCAAGTCGATTTGAGCAATCTTTTCTAGGCCAGCAGCTTTTGTCTCAAACTCCATTTGAGCAACAATTTCAGCCGTCTTTTGAGCGATTGCTTTTGCTTTTGATGCTCCGCCAGCTCCAGAATAAGCATCAATTTTTTCTTGATTCTTTTCGGCGGCAGCAGAGTCAGCTTCGGCTTTAGCTGTTTCAGCGTCAAGTTGAGCTTTAATGCGGTCACGTTTTTCTTTAAGTGTGTTGTAAAAATCAAAATTACCAGACCTGTATGCAACACCCTTCATGGCGTTTTCCATTTGCATTTCAAGGCTTCTAATTTCTTTTAACGGGTCATCGCGGCCAATGCTTTTTAACCAATCCCAAAAACCGCTTGCAGCGTTCTTCAAGTTCTTCCAAAGAGTCTCAAGGTAGCCAAGTTTTTTGGCTTGCGAGTCCAGCTTTTCCAACAAAGCATCAGACGTAACCTTGATTGCATCTTGCGCTCTGCCTTGATTGTTCAATGCCTCAATTTGCTTGTATTGCTCCAAGCTCAAAAAATGGTATTGCTGATTCAGTCTTTTAGCAGCAGAAGCAGAGCCATCCAATGATGGAATTAAATTCTTTGCGACATCGGAAGCCGCTTCACCAGAAAGCGATGCGACCCTTGTAATCAAAGTACCAACCGAAGACAAGGTTCGCTCTGTAAATTGACCAGAAGCAACCAATGTTTGCATGAGTTCTCTGGAGTCACCAATCGCGGAGTTGTACTTGCCGCTGATTGCCACAGCAAGCGAATTGAACTTGTCAATTGCAATGCCAGCAAAATTGCCAGTCAAAGTCATTGAGTTACGAAACTTGTTCCCCTCGTCTTCTCCCTTAATGAAAGCCAAACTGACAAGGCTAATTGAGCCTGCCAAGGCGGTAAAGCCAAGCATCATTGGCGTGATGGCAGAGGCAATACCCTGAAACAATGGTTTGAATCCGCCAAATTGGTCGCGCAATTGACCGCCCTGTTGCAGCATGACCATCAATGGGTTTTGACCACCAGCCAAGCTGGTGATGATGTCGGTTGTCTGATAGCCAAGCGCGGCTTGTTGCTGCGCTGTCATGCCGCCAGTTTTGCCCATCTTGGCTTGCTCTGCGGCTTTGGCTGCTGCGGCAACCTTATCATAGGCTGCGGCTTGAGCCTTTAAGTTATTGATGATGACATCTGGCTGATTTCGATACTTTCCAAGACGAATTTGGTCTTCAATCTTCTCAAGCTCGGTAAGGGTCTTACCGTAATTCTTGGTCGCCATCTCAAGGCGCACAATTTCCTTGGCTGCATCTTCACTGTCACGCTTGATTTGAGCCTTGAACTTGCCAAACTTTTGTTGAGCCTCAGTGATTTTGGTGACGAGTTCAGCAGAGTCCAAGCCAAGGACAATACCAAGTCGAGCAATGTTTTGTGATGCGGCCATGTTAAATCTTCCGTTTGGCTAGTTTCTTCGCGTAAGCAGGGATGCTCACAGCCAATTCAGATTTTAGTATGTCCTGAATATTGTCGCGATTACTTTCTAAGGCCACACGAAGAAATGGATGCTTTGGAGTTCTGGCGTTTCCGAACTCTTGAGATAGCGATACGGCGCTCTTTTTTACCGAAACCACACCAATTACAGCATCCGTTTGAGAAACAAACTCAGACTTTCTATCGGAAGCCGTTGGAATCCTTGCATCAAGCCTTGCAGTGTCCCTCAAATGGATTGGGCCTGTATTATCTTCATCGTAAGGGGCATTGGCTATTACGCTTGCTAACACAGGCTCCATAGCGGCTCTAACAGCCTTGGTCAAAGTGTTACGCATTACCAAATCACCGCGAAATCCCTCGGCTAATTCAAGGAGCTGCTTTTCAAGCTCCTCAAACCCCTCAGTCTTAAATATTTGCACACTCATTGAAACGCCTTTCTCAAGCTCTCAGGAGCTTTAGGGGATGAAGCCATGAATGCCATCATATTTCGATTGGCTTGCTCTCTTTGCTCCTCATCGCTCAAAGGAGGAATGACGTAATCATGCGTCGATGGAAGCACATGATTCATTGTGAAAGGCGGCGAATTTGGCTTTAGCTTGGAATTGAGATTGCCAGTGGTAAGCATACTCAAGGCCAACAATGTGGCCTTGTTTCCTATGATTCCGTCACTGAACATAATCTCAATGTTCTGCATTTCATTGGCTGGTATGTTGTCGGGACAACCACCATGCGCCCAAACGTATGCTCGGGCTTGCTGACGGTTATCCCTTAGGAGTTTTTTCGAGTGTCCTTGTAGCCCGGCTGGATTGCCTCATTGACTCGCTCAACAATCTCCATTTGCACCGCTAGAGGCCATTCTTCCTCAATCTCGGCGTAGGTAATGTCGTCCAACGTGCCATTTACGGGAATCAACAATCGGATGTACTCAACCACTCGGCTTTCCATCATTAGAACAGCATTCGCTAATTCACGGGTGGATTTACCTTCAATGATTACATCGTTCTCCGTGACTTCAACACCAGCAGGAGGCGCTTCACGAAGCTCTTTGGTCATTTCTTCAAACTTGGATTGAAGTTTGCTTTCATCAACCTTTGCAATACGCTCTTGCAAGGCTGTCATTTCAGCAGTCAATGGAATACGAACCTTAAATTCGTGGCCTCCAATGCTGAAAGTCTTTGTTCGGATTTGCGCGACCGCGCTTTCATACTTCTTGCCAAAGGCAGAGGCGAGTTTGCTCATTTCGAGTCCTATCGTGTGGTTTTGATAATCTTGTGGTAAATCTCCTCGTTCAAGCTAAGTGCGTATTGCACAGCTTGAGCTGGAGTTAGTTTGTCGGCGTGATGACGAGCAATGTCATGCGCCAAAGCAACCGCCGTCAGACGTTGCTGAGTAAACCCAAACCAATCCTTGCGGGAATCAGCTTGGGTTACTAGAAAGTTCAGGAGGTCACTATTGTCTTTTACTGTAACTGTCATGTGATGTCGTATTAGGCGTTGTTAGACCAACCGTAGCTATTGCCGCCAACAGGGTGGATTGTGAAGTTGAACTTGCCTTCGGCAGATGGAGACATATCCCAAGACATACCACCAATCATGCCGTTGAAGGCGTAAGCAACAGTGTCAGTGCCGTCATACACAGCAACAACGTAAGTGCGGATGATTGTGCCGTTGTAGCCGTCATCACGAATCAACAACTGAGCAGTGTCAGCAGGGTTCCATGCAGCGGTAACAGCCAAAGATGTCACTTGGTTTTGAGTGGTGATTTTTGCACCAGTACGAGCGCCAGCCACAGAGTAAGCGGCAACAGCATCGTCAGCACCGAATGCAGGCACAGCTTCCACTGGAATCTGAATGCCAGCAGTACCAGTACCACCAGCAGTAGTGCCAACAATGGTTGCAACTTGTGCAGTCCATGTGTTCAACTGAGTGTCGGTGAGAGGGGTTGGAGTTGCGTCATCTTGACACCACAGGGTTGCAACGTAGCCGGGTAAGACTTTATTGATGAGAGCCATTTTGATTTCCTTTGAAAAGAGTTGATGTAACTGTCTTATGCTGGAACGTCGATGGTGCAATCCAAAAAGACCTGCGCCATATTCTGCTCGTTGTCATAGCTGTTGTATAGCCAAACCACATCGGCCTTCGCAATGAAGAACCCATCAGTCGGACTACCAAATTGACCACTATAACCGTGTAGGGATTGTAGTACCTGATTGGAAATAGTGAAACCATCTTCCATATTCTGAGTGAAGATGGAGATTTGAAAAACAGGGCGGTCAATGCCCTTGTTGCTTTTCGTTTGGCCCGTGTAAACGGGTTGGTGAACATTTCGCAATTGCCATGTGAGGAACTTCGGTTGTTTCGCAAAGTTGCGGTTAAACGAAGCGTACACAGGGACTGGCGTGACAATGTTCGCCAATTGGTATTGGATTGCCTTGCCGTACAGAACTGGATTGAGCTGAGTCGTCATACTGCGGTCACAGGGTCATTGCGGTAGCACAAGAACATCACAGTCATGCGGTCGTTTGCCTCGCGCACATCCGTAATACGCCAATCTTGGCCGCGCCAAGTAATTGAGTATTGGTCTTGTCCATCCACGATTTGTTTCATGTTTGGCGTGTAGTTCAGAGTGAACTGAGTCAACTCTTGATACAGACGATATTTGTCAGCAATCTTTACGCTGTTTGCAACATCCGACACACGGGCGCGAGTGTCAAACCATTTGGTCTGAACCGTTGCGCCTTCACCAAAATCACTCTTTGAGAAAGTGAGGTTGTTGATTGCAATGCTCTCGAAACGTGCAATTGCCATTTACATCACCAATGGTTTGTAAGGGCGCAGCAAGCATTGAACACCCCAAGGGATGTTGTGCTGGATTGGGCCTGTTGTGTCGCTACGATTGTTGTAGAGGTGAGTCAACAACAGCAAACCAGCCTGTTTAATTACGGGGTAAGCCGCCAAGGGGTTTGCCGCTGTTGTGTACTCGCAAATCACAGGCGAAGTCATCGAACTGTTGAGGTTCGTTGGCAAATTCGCCACAACAACTTTGTTGCCAGATGGGTCGTAGTAATACTGGTCGGCAGCAACCGTGATTAACTCAGGCGGGTTGTTGTCGTTCCAATATTTGACCGCATTGATGGTCACGCCAGAAAGCAATGGGTTTGTGTTCTGGCTTACCTCTGGCAAGTCCAAAGTCAAAGGCGTTCCGTTCAAACTCGCAGAGTTGTACCAAACACGATATGACGTTGGGAAGATGGACATTCCAAGAAAGTCCTCAATAGTCATTCTGACGGCCACTTCAAGGCCCGTCAGGTAACTATCTTGGCTTTCATCATCAAACAGGTTCAACTGATTGGTGACTTCATCCATCGTCAGCCAAGGCGTAGCAATGTCACGACTGATTTGCTCTGTCTTTGCGTAGTTGAACGGATTGCGGGTTCCGCCTCCGTAGTTCAAGTAACCGAGTTGTGAATCAGCCGCCATTTTTTACCTCTTATGCTGCGCTAATACGGACACCAGCGAACGGGTCGCGCACAGAGCTTACCACGCGCTTTTCGGCGTACAAGGTAATGAAACCGGGCTGCGTTTGCTCGTACATCTGAACATTCATTTGCTCAGTGTCGCCAATCGTCAAAAAGCGATTCCAATTTGCCAAGTACACAGGGAAGTCGGTGGAAAGGTATGGGTTTGGAATGACAGGCCAACCGAACACGCGACCAACAGCCGCGCCATCAGCATCGCCAATTTCCAAGAACAAAGGCATACCAGAAGTGTCCTTCAACTGACGCAAAGCCAGAATCATTGCTGGACTCATGTGCCAAGCAGTGCTTTCCAAAGACCAATACTGAGAAGGCAAAGCATTTGCAGCGGCAACAATCTTGTTGTATGTCACGGCAGAGCCACCCAAAGAAACGGTGGCAAGGTCATGCAAGCCATCGGTCATCGCAGTGCCGCTTGAGCCGTAGGCGCTCACGGAACCAGATGGATAGCTGTCCAGACCACGCAGGCCGTATTCAGCGCCTGTGGATTCAGTGGTAGAACCAGATTGGTCGTCGTTCAAGACCATTGATTGACCTTCTAATTGAGCGAACTCAAGAGCCAAGTCTTCAACCAAAGTTGCGTCAAGCGCATTCACATCCGACAAAACAGCGGTACGGATTGGGAGCTGTGCAACCAACACTCGCACTGGCAGTTGCCAAATGGATGTATCAACATCAGGAGAGCCTGTGTTGGGAGTAAATTCGTAACCCCAAGGGTTTGTTGAGTTTGCAGCGTTACCAGTCTTGGCAACGAATTGAGCATCAGAGCCGTTCACGGCAATTTGGCGTGAGCCTTGACGCAATGGATTTGCTTGACGCAGGGCGGCAAACGCATCGTCGAATACAACATTACCACCAACGCCCGAACCAGAACCAGTGATTGCAGAGGCTTCTTTCAGGTCAATGGTGACTTTGCCACCTTCGGTAATGGCTTGCTTAATGCCGTTCAGGATTTTTTCGGTGATAGTCATAGTTTTTCCAATGAGAGTTAAAAAGATGGGGAGCGAACTCCCCATCCAAGGCAACTATCAGGCGGCAGTGCCAGTCGAGCGGTAACGCACGATAGCAAATGGGTCACGCACAGATGTAGCCAGACGCTTTTCACCGAAGAAGGTGATGTAGCCGGGGGCTGTCTGGTCATAACGGCGCATAACCATGTTCAGACGGTCAATGATGGTGTGACCACGTTGGAAGTCACCGAAGTACATTGGGTACAAGCTAGTTGTGCCAGCAGAAGCGGCAGTTGCTTGGCTTGGGTTGTCCAAGTACTTGTTAACCACAACGTCGAAGCCCAACAAGCGACCAACGATGCCATTGGTTTCCAGAGGAGACATACGCTCAAACACAGGAGTGCCGTTGTCGTCTGTCAAACCACGGATTTGTGACAACAAAACTGGGTTGATGATGAACTTGGCGCTCTCAGTCCAGTATTGTTGTGGCAATGCGTAGATGAAGTTCACAACGTCTTTGTAGGTGATGTTTGCAGCACCGACAGTGTTCACGTTGGAAGTCAACTGGTCATAAGTAGCCAAGCTGTGCAAGCCGCTTGTAGAACCAGTACCAGAGCTACCAAAAGCAGCAGTAGTAGTAGAGCCACCAGCGTATGTCGAAGCAGCGCCAGCGTATTGGTTCAAACCGCGCAGACCGTTAGAGCCGCCGTATGGCAAGCTGGTAGAGCCTTGGTCGTTGTTTTGAATCATTGACAGAGCTTCGGCTTGTGCAAATTCAGCCAACATATCGTCAACCACGTTTGCTTCCAAACCGTCGATGTCGTCAAGAGCAGCAGTACGGATAGGGAACTGCACGTTCAAGTCTTGCAAAACCAATTGCCAGATTGAAGTGTTTTCAGTTGTTGCCGAACCGTTGTTCTGGATTGTGTAGCCCCATGCAGCACCAGCGTTGCCAGTCTTCACACGGAATTGATAGCTAGAGCCATCGGTAGCCACAGTGCGAGACACGCCGCGCATTGGGTTAGCCAAACGCAAAGCAGCAAACACAGGGTCATAGCCAGTACGACCACCCTTACCGTCACCACCAGCAGTCAGAGCCGAGGCTTCTTTCATGTAGGCTTCCATTTGAGATTCATCAGCAAAAACTTGCAGTTGTTTCTCAAGGGTGTTTTTGCCTTCGGCGATTGCCTTGAGCTGTTCTTTCACCGAACGGTTCACATCTTGGCGAACAGATTTGGCTTTTTCTTTGTGGACTGCGGCAGCAGGAATAGCGGCAACTTTGGCTTCCAAAGCGGCAACCATTTCGCTCATTTCGGCTTTAACAGCTTCGATGGCAGCAGGGATTTTGGCTTCAACAGCCACGATGCTCTCAGCTTGTTTAGCTTCGATGGCATCCAATTTTTCGATGATTTCTTTTGACATGATTAACCTTTCAGGCGCTTGTCGAGGAGTTTTAACAATTCACGTTGCTCAAGAGCTTCGAGAATTGCTGCGTTGGTCGCTTCCGCATCAGAATCGCTCTGAGTCGTCGCAGCTTCAATAGGCTCTTGAGTAGCGTCACGCTGCTCAATTACTTTCTTGAATGTAGATGCGGCAGCGACCGCATCTTTCTTGGATAGACCAGCATCACGCAGGGCTTGTTCCAAAACTTTCAGGTCGGCAGTGCCATCAGCGCGGAAATATTCCAGCTTTTGCACTTCGGCCATTGGATTGTTTGGGTACATCACGACTGACACTTCGCGCAGACCACCTTTGGTGATTTGGAAGTAGCCGTCTTCGTATGGGTCATCAGAACCAACGGTCATTGGAGTGCCGTCTTCTTTTGTCCACTGATATTCTTCGGCGTATGCGCCAACAGACACGCCACCAAACATATTTGGCGACTCGCTCATCACTTGATACAAGTCAGAGCCTTGAGTGGTGTTGATATACAAACGACCGCAGGCTTTCATGCCAGTTTCGTCAAACTCAAATGATGTCCATTCACCCACAGGGATGGAATCAGCATCATGGTTCACGAACATTGGGAGAGGACGACCAGCTTTGCTGAACGACTCTGCCCATTGCATAAATGCTTCGGGTTGATAGTTGAACTTGCGACCATCAGCGCCTTCGCGTGGCCCCCAAGTTGTGACAACGGCTTCAATATTGCCTGTTGGCTCTGCGTTGCCTGCTTTTTCGAGAACCAATTTGGCCTCGCACACCATCATCAAGTTTTGCGTCATGGATTACCTCATCGACTTTAGATAAATCAATGTCGTGTATTGTTTTTGGTGGCCGACCGCGCTTTGGGGGCGGCGCAACCGTTGGTCTATTTGCTACCAACGATGCTACCATAATCTTAAAAATCAACGACATTTATTTGCCGATGTTTGCTTTGTTCTTTTGGTTTCCGCCACCACCACCTGTGTCTTGAGGGCTTGAGCCTGCAATTGGGTCGCTTGGTTTTGTGTCTTGCTTCAACTCGTTGCCGCCTTCCATCTGAGCTTTGTTCAGATATTCACGCGCTTCGTTTGGAGTCAGGATGCCAGCATCAACACCAGCCTTCACATAGTTCATTTGGTCGATTGGAGCGCCCTTCAAGAAGTTTGCTGTATCGAACTGAACACACAATGAAGGGTAGCCGTTGAACAACTGTTGCTTCAACTTCTCTTGGACGTTCACGATGGTTGGGTACATCGTTGACTTATAGAATTCGTCCAACATGGTTTGAGTGTTGTTGTACTTGGAGTCGCCAATGCCAATCATGGCTGGAGGCACACCAAACAAACCACAAATACGCTTCATGGTCTGAATCTTCAACTCGGCAGCTTGAGTGTCTTGCAAAGTGAGGATGTCGATTGGGGTGTACTTCATGCCTTGGTCGAGCAACATACCTTGGCCCGGCTTGGACTCGTCAGTGCGTTGGCTACCAGTCATGTTTGACCAAGCCTCTTTCAAACGAGAGGCCAATTCCTTGTACTTGCCATCAGGGATGACTTGTTCGGTCGTAAACATACCTGTTGGCTTCGCGCCGTTGAGCATGATGAAGTTGGCGTAAACGTCAATATCTTGGTCGAGCGTCACCAATTCAGCAGCCAAGATGCCTTTGTTGAAACCAGCAGAACCTTGCCATGCTGCTTCTTTAATGTGCATCACTTGATGAGCGGCTAATGGCTCATCTTTGCTGAAACCGTATGAAGGAGTGGACAAGCGATACGAAGGGTAACGCGCAGGGTTGATGGTCACGGCAATCAACGTGGAATCCAACACATACATTTCCATTGGAGTCTGTGAAGGGTTCTTTTGGTCTTCGCGCCACCACAAGGTAAACGATTCGCCAGACAATTCCAACCACATGAGCCACTGATACCAGAACTCGTATTTCGATTGGAAGTTGTTTGGGTTGTTCAGCAGCTTGGAGACTTGCTTGGCTTTGTTCTTATCGCGAACACCAACAGACTTGTCTTTCACGGCATCAAGATACGAACCATCCTCTTGCTCTGACATGATTTTGATTGGCAACTGAGCCAATGCTCGGGCTTTCGCTCCAACGCAAGCCATGACGGTGCTGTTGCGCGTCAATAGGCTCATGTCGATTGTGCGACCAGCAGTATTCGTGCTGGCAGTCGTCACATATAGGACTTGAGTGTTGACTGTCGGGCGAGTGTTGCTACCCGAATAGACAATGTTGTTACCTAGAGCCGTTTGGCCAAAAAGGTTGTTGCTTTCGTCCGATTGCGTGGACTTGCGCTTGAAAATGTCGAGAATAGCCATGTCAGCTCCTAGTTTCCGTGATGTTATCACTCAAAATAATCGTAGTCCATAGGAGTCTGATACGAATACATTATCTAAATGGCAGTGCAAAGCCATAATCATGGCGATGATTCCGTCCACCTTGGCGGATGGGTCGGCTTCATTTTTTCTCACTTTTACGTTGCCGTTTACGTCTGTGTAGACCTCACAGTTGCCTAATTGCCATCCCACAAACGGATTTCCGTCATGCTTGATAGCTTTCTTGAGAATTAACTGCTCTGCCGTTTTCGACGGATTGGATAGCACTGCCATACCTTGTCCAACCTTTTTGACTGGCAAGCCATAGGAAAACAAGTTGGCAACAAGAGCAGCAGCGTTGTAAGGGTCATAGCCAATTTCTTTGACTTCATATATCTCCGCTTGTTGGCGAATGTAGGACTCAATTTCGTTCAAGTCGGTGACGTTGCCGGGCGTGAGGTGCAGGATGCCCGATGTGACGGCCTGACTGAAAATAGACTTGTAGTGGTTCGGAATCAGCTCAATCGACTCCTCTGGCAAGAAGAACTTGAACTTGGCGTACAGGTCTTCCTCGTCATATCGGTGAAGCGTCACCACGGCATTCAAATCTCGACTGTGAGCCAAGTCAAATCCAATGAACGTGGCCTCTGGCTTGTCAACGGGCATTTCAGCCACGGACTCATCCCAATATCGACGGTCAACCCACGCAGCGTTTGAGCTGACGTAGATGTTGAGCTGCTTACACAAGAACTCATTGAGGGATGCAGGCTTACTCTTGGCCTCATCAGCCATGTGCTGAATGGCCTCGGTTGTGACCGACACGCCAAGCATGGGGTTGGCTTTGCCCCAAACAGCAGGGTCAGACCACTCATCGCCGGGGTCAACCGAGTACAGCAACCCAAACCAACGGAAAGAGTCTTCCGCAGCGCCACGCAGCACAGCACGAAAGTGGTTCAAGTCCTCATAGAACTTTGTCTCTTTGGTGAAGCTGGCAGTCGTCAGGTACATCCTTAAAGGATTCTTACGAGCAGCCATACCTGAGTGCAACACTTCAATTGAGCCGCGCTCGGTAATCTGAGCCGCTTCGTCAATCATCGCGCACGATGGGTTTTTTCCGTCACCAGTCTTACGGTTTTCACGCGACAAGGCGCGGTAGGTAGATGTGGAATCGCCAGCCTTTTTCAGCTCACTTCGGAACGGAATGAATCGGCTCTGCAACTCAGGGGCCATGCTTTCCATGATGGCCTTGGACGAGTCGAAGCAGATTGATGCCTGCTCACGGTTGGTCGCCAAGGTGAACACCTCGGGGCCAGCCTCGCCAAACAGCAGTTCATACAGGGCAATGATGGACGCAAGGGTTGTCTTTCCAGACTTGCGCGGCACGAACAGGATAACGTCCGTCACCCAACGATTGCTGTGGTCTTTCTTGTTTCGGAAGCCATACACCGCAGCAAGGAATAGAACCTGAAACCCCTCAAGCTCAATCGACTTGCCTGCGTCTGGCCCTTTGACATGGCGGCAGAACTTAGCAAACTTGAGGATGTGTTCAGCCTTGGCGGGAACAAACTCGTAGGGCGCGTCTTTGCGCTCAA